CAAGCAGGCAGAATCACCAGAGCGGCACAAATGGCTACTGCTTTATATGGTTCAGAAGTTGCTGAAATCTTTATGGCTGGTGAGTTTTCAACAGGAACAGCATTACAAGCAGGTGCTAATCTTGGATTGTTAATGCCAGCGGCAAGAGAAATGGTTGGACAATTATATGACCTAGCATTAAACAACAATTTATCAGAACAAGAATTTACTTCTGAAATGGATCGTTTATTAGCTAATCAATTATTTCAATCAGCAAATGATATTGACAGTATACAATCATTAATCAATACATTATCGGTTAGTGGAATGGATCAAGGCATGTATGGTTCTCTTAGTGGGATCCTTGAAACTATTGTTGACAAGGGCATACGAGGAAAAACTGTTGAAGAAATTCAAGATATGATTGCTGAAGCTCGTAGACAACAAGGTGCTAGCGAATCGATTGGCAAAATTCTTAATGCTATATCAGATATGGCTAGAAATTTTAGTAGTGGATTCTTAGAAGGATTAATACCTAATTTACGTGATGTTGGCGATCTTCTTGCCCAGTATAATATTCCAGAATTATTTAGAGTAATGGGACAACGATTTGCTGAGTTTGTTCCATACGCATGGGATTGGATCAAAGACTTTTTCGATATTGTTAAAACTCCCGAAGGAAGAGATTATCTAGCACAGTTAGCTGAGATTTGGGTAAGAACAAACAGTAGTCTAATGGCAACTAGATTACAATACGGTTTTGGTAGACTACTTACAGCATTTAATCCATTTCAAACTGAGGAAGGATACTCAAGCGGAGATTACCTTCAAGATCAACTAGAACGACTAGGAAGATTTTTAGGTGCGGATTTAGGAAACCCTTTGAGGGTAACAGGTCCAGAAGCCCAACGAGAAATGGGTTTAGATCGTTTTTCTGGAGCAGCCGCTGGCGGCGGTGTACGCAGAAGATTTGAGTTAGGTGGCGAAACTCCTACTGGTATTAACGAGCCGTATGAAGGTCAAGTAGTTTATCCAAATCTTGAAGGTGCTGGCATTGATCAATTTGGCGCAATGGTTTATAGAGGCGGTAGATTCCTCCCACAGATTGGTGATTTTACTGGAGGCAACATATCTAGGGCCTATTCTCCAGAAGCACAAGCTCTTGCTTTAGAGCAAGCTAGATTAGAAACACCTGAAAATTCAAATCTAGCATTAATACAATTACCTGATGGTAGTACTGTTAGAGTAAACAGAAAATATGCTACTCATTATCAAATGCTTGTTGATGCGCTATCAACATTTGGAGTTCCGATAACCGGAGCAACTGGATATCAAGAAAATTCACACGGTGGATGGATGTATGGTACTGGACTTGCTATTAATTCACCAGAAAATTTAGGAGCATATCTAGACGATCAAGAAATGTCGTCATTACATGCTTGGATGCAAAGTGTAGGACTTGCTAGAAGTCTAGTTACAAATCCAGATAATTGGTCAGATGATGAACGAGCTGAATGGGATCAACAACGAAGAATGATTGAAGAATTGGGAATATTCAACTTCTACGGTGATGGCAGAGCACATGGCACAAGAGACGAGTTTAGGACAGGAACACTAGAAGAAACTGGAAGATTGTTTAACGATTTTGGTAGAAAACGTAGAGTGAGNTTAACAGGCGATAAAGCAGTCCTTACTAGAGAACAATATGAAGTAATTAAAGACGCATCTGCTCAGATTCCGATAAAAGATATGCTAGCAGGTTTAAATACAAGTGTTCAGGAAATGATAAATTTAACAAGACGTGAAATAATCTCAGACAGAGAAAAACTTGCGGCCTTGTAATTGGAGAAGAAGTTGAGTTGGAAAAAATATTTTACACCGGTACCCGCCACAGGCGGAACCACTAATTATAGTCCATTAGGCAATGGTAGTCAACCGGGTCCTGCCCGTTCAAACTACAGTAGTTTTTTGCCTGATGTTTATGCCGGCACACCAAATCGTGTTGAGCGTTATATGCAGTATAATACAATGGATATGGACAGTGAGGTTAATGCCGCACTTGATATTCTTGCTGAGTTTTGTTCGCAACAAAATAAACAAAATAATACTGCGTTTCAAATTTATTATAAAGGCGATGCTACACAAACCGAAGTACAACTTTTAAAAGAAGGTTTACAAAAGTGGTATCGCTCTAACAAATTCGAAACAAGAATGTTTCGAGTAGTTCGTAACTGTTTTAAATACGGTGACGAATTCTTTTTAAGAGATCCTGAGACCGGGAAACTTTTCCATATTGATCCTGCCAAAGTTTCAAAGATTATCGTCAATGAATCCCAAGGCAAAAAACCTGAACAGTATATCATTAAGGACCTGAACTTCAACTTCAAGAACCTAGTGGCAACGTCAATCCATCCTGACAACCACAATTCTCCATCAGGAACCGGCACATACGCAAGTGGTGGCGCTCTTGGAAGGGGAATGGTAGGTGCTTCTCCCGAGTCTACAGGATCTCGCTTTTCTACTGAACAAAATGAAACAGCAGTTGATGCTGAACATGTTGTTCATCTAAGTTTGTCAGAAGGACTTGACAACAATTATCCTTTTGGAAACAGTTTACTTGAAAGTGTTTTCAAAGTTTATAAACAAAAAGAATTACTCGAAGATGCTATTATCATCTATCGTGTACAACGTGCGCCAGAACGTAGAGTGTTTTATGTTGACGTAGGTAATATGCCTGCTCACATGGCCATGAGCTTCGTTGAACGTGTAAAAAATGAAATCAACCAAAGACGCATTCCGAGCAACACCGGCGGAGGCGCAAATGTTATTGACGCAAGTTATAACCCTTTAAGTATTTCAGAGGACTACTTCTTCCCGCAGACAGCTGAAGGACGTGGATCTAAAGTAGATACACTACCAGGTGGTACCAATCTTGGCGAAATTGACGATTTACGTTACTTCACTAATAAACTTTTCCGTGCTTTAAGAATTCCAAGTTCTTATTTGCCAACTATGCCAGACGACAGTCCAGCACAGTTTAATGACGGAAAAGTTGGTACCGCTTATATTCAAGAATTGCGTTTTAATGAATATTGTAAAAGATTACAGAAACTTATTGTTTCTGAATTAGATCTTGAATTTAAAAGATGGTTAATATTCCAAGGTGTTAATATTGACAACAGTTTGTTTGAATTAAAATTCAACGAACCACAAAACTTTGCTTCGTATAGACAAGCTGAACTTGATAATAACAGAGTTCAAACATTTGCCGCTCTACAAGAAGTTCCATATATGAGTAAGCGTTTTGCTCTAAAACGATTCTTAGGTTTAACTCAAGAAGAAATTACAGAAAACGAATTGCTTTGGAAAGAAGAAAATGGAACTAAGATTGCTAAGGAAGCAGAAGCATCAGCACAAATGAGAAGTGTTGGTGTAAGTCCGAATGAAATGTCAAGTGATGTAGCAGGACAAGACGCAGAAGCACCAGATGATATGGCAGCCGCGGCTGGTGGTGAAGTAGATGCTACAGCAACAACTGACACGGGCGATACTACAACAGCAGGATAAATAATAACATGAAACTTATGGAATTCTTTTATTTTGATGATCAAAAAATGGATTATGCTGTTGACCATCGTTATGACAGCAACAAAGACATCTCTGTTGTTGAAAAGTCAGACACTCGTAAAGTTAGGTTAACACTAAGACAAATCAATCAACTTCGCAAGCAAAGCGAAGCACATGAGTTTGAACAAGCGGCTGAATTAGAATTTATTCAGGGTATGTATGGACAACCAACCGCAGAAGAACTTGCCGCACAGCAATAAAAACGTAGCATTTGTATTAGGAAACGGTACTAGTAGAAAGTGTGTTAGATTACACGAACTACAAAAGTACGGTAAAATATATGCTTGCAACGCGGTATACAGAGAATTTAGACCAGACTATTTAATTGCCGTTGATACTAAAATGGTAAAAGAAATAGTTAATACTGGTTGGCACACACGCAATCAAGTTTGGACTAATCCAAATAAAGATGTGCGTACTATTCCAGGATTACACTTTTTTAATCCGCATAAAGGATGGAGTAGCGGGCCAACAGCATTGTGGCTAGCAAGTCAGCATAGTTACGATGCGATATATATACTTGGATTCGATTACGAAGGCTTAAACGGAAAAGTAAATAACGTATACGCAGATACACCTAATTACAAGCGTAGCGTAGAACAGGCAACTTATTTTGGCAACTGGGCAAACCAAACAGAGAAGATTTTAAGGGAGTTTTCGCAACAACAATTTTATAGAGTTTGCGAAAAAGAAGTATTTGTACCTGAAAACGTAGGACGAGTAACTAATAACTTTAGTCATGTGTTTTTTGATGAGTTCGAGCAGAATTTCCCAGGTACAGTATTTAAATGACCCAAATTCTTCAAAAAAACACCATTTAATGGGTAATATACTAGTATTATGTAAATATACTTGACAGTCATATCAAATTTCAGGAGGATTATTATGTCAGAACAAAATTCCAAGATTGCTGAAATGCTGGATCATTTGGTAAACGATGATAGCGCAAAAGCAGAAGAACTATTCCACGAATATGTGGTTGAAAGATCAAGAGAGATTTATGAAGGTTTGATCGAGTCAGAAATCGACGACGAAGAAGTCGACGAAGCAACTGATGAAGACGATGAAGCCGTAGAAGAAGCATCTGAAGAATCAGATGACGAAGAAATTGAAGAGTCAGCTGAAGATGACGACGAAGAAGTCGAAGAAGGTTTCGACGAAGTAGACGTTGAAGAAGGCGATGACGAAGACCCAGACGCTACTGATGCTTTCATGAAAGGCNTTGAAGGCGACGAAGAAGGNGACGAAGATGATGACGAATCAGAAGAAGGCGGTGATGAGCCAGCAACTAAAGATGACGTTATGGATCTTGCTCAACAAATTGAAGACTTAGAAGCTGCATTCAAAGAATATGCCGCTGGTGAAGACGGCGAGCCTGGCGCAGAAGATGAAATGGAAATGGATTCATTTGCTCCAGAATTTGAAAGCGAAGAGTCAGATGACTTAGAAACTGTACGTGAATATGTTGAAAAAGTAGATGGCCACGGTGCTGAGAAGAAAGGTAAAGCAGAATCTGCTGATAACACTTCATCTCCTGTAGCAAGTTCTAACGACATGGGCGGTACAACTGCTAATATGACAAAAGGCGGCGAAGGCGGCGGTTCTGAAACAGGACTAACTGGCAAGCCAAAAGACATGAACACAAAGAACATCAACAAAGTTGGTGGATCTAAAGACAGTGAGCGCATGAGCAAAAATGGAGCAGGTCACGGTGCTGAAAGAAAAGGCACAGGTGAAGGTTCTGCAGACGCTTCAAGCATCATTGGCAGTAAGTAATCGGAGCCCAGTAGGTGAAAAATACTCTAACAGAACATTTAAGTTTTGACCAAGCTCAAGTACAACTCGAAAGGGCCGGTGAAGGAGAGAAGAAATCCCTCTATATGAGCGGCATTTGTATCCAAGGCGATATTAAAAATGCTAATCAGAGGGTCTATCCTACTTCTGAAATTTCTCGGGCTGTCAAAACCCTTAACGAACAAATTGAGGGCGGTTATTCAGTTATGGGAGAGGTTGATCATCCTGCTGATCTACGCATTAATTTGGATCGTGTCAGTCACATCATTACCAAGATGTGGATGGACGGACCAAATGGGTACGGAAAATTGAAAATACTCAATACTCCCATGGGACATTTAGTACAAACCATGTTGGACGATGGAGTTAAACTGGGCGTTTCCAGCAGGGGCTCCGGTAACGTTTCAGATGATGGATCCGGTAAAGTATCGGATTTTGAAATTATTACAGTAGATGTAGTAGCGCAACCAAGCGCACCTGGTGCTTATCCAACGCCAGTATACGAGCATCTAATGAATACAATAGGCGGTGAAAAGGCATACAAAGTGGCACAAGAAGTTCAAGGCGACCCCAAGGCACAAAAATATATCGCAGAAAGCCTGGTGAATATCATCAGGAAACTGAAATGATCTGTAGGAGAATCACATGATAGATATTGTTAAACAACTATTCGAAAACGATGTGATTTCCGAGGAAATGAAATCGGAAATTGAATCTGCTTGGTCAAGTAGGATTCAAGAAAACCGTGATCAAGTCACCGCAGAACTTCGTGAGGAGTTTGCTCAGAAGTATGAGCATGACAAATCCACTATGGTAGAAGCTGTAGATAAAATGGTAAGCGATCGTTTAGCATCTGAATTATCAGAGCTAGCAGAAGATCGTAATCAACTTATTGAAGCCAAAGCCAAGTATGCTAAAAAGATGAGTGAAGATGCTAAGAAGATGGAAGGATTCGTCCTACAAAAACTTGCGTCAGAGCTGTCAGAGCTACACGAAGATCGTAAAAATGTAGCGGCTAATTTTGCTAAGTTAGAAAGTTTCATTGTAGATGCTCTTTCAAAAGAAATCGCAGAATTCCACACTGACAAGAAAGACCTAGCTGAAACAAAAGTCAAACTTGTACGTGAAAACAAAGCAAAATTTGAAAATGTCAAGTCAGAGTTCATTGCTAAGACAGCAAAACTTGTTGAGAACGTTGTTAAGACTAAACTAAGCAACGAAATCAGCCAGTTGAAGGAAGACATTGAAACCGCTCGTAGAAACGACTTTGGTCGCAGAATCTTTGAATCTTTTGCAAGCGAATACGCTTCAAGCCATTTAAATGAAAAATCTGAAACTGCTAAACTGTTACAAATGGTTAAGCAAAAAGAGGAAGCATTGGCAGAAGCAAGCAAGGTTATTGAAGAAAAAGATAAACTTGTTGAAAGCAAAGAACGTGAACTTCGTGTTGTAAATGACATGGCTTCGCGTAAAGATGTAATGAATGAGCTACTCGGTCCGCTTACTGGTGATAAAAAATCAGTAATGAGTGAGTTACTTGAAAGTGTACAAACTAACAAGTTGAAGTCGGCATTTGAAAAGTACTTGCCAGCTGTAATGGCAGGCGATGCTCCAAAAACAAAGGCAACACTGGTAGAAGGCAAAGAAGTAACAGGCGATAAAGAAACACAGGCACAAACAATCAGCAGTGAGGACAAAACTGCTGCAATATATGATATCCGCAAGCTCGCGGGACTTAAAGTTTAAGGAGAACTAATATGTCAGAACTACTCGAGTCACGCTGGCAGGAAACCAAAGGCGCTCTACTAGAAGGCCTTAATGGAACTCGCAAATCAGTGATGGACGTTACTCTCGAAAATACTCGCAAGTATTTGTCGGAGAGTGCTACAGCTGGTGCTACTTCTGCCGGTAACGTTGCAACCCTAAATCGTGTGATTCTTCCTGTAATCAGACGTGTAATGCCAACAGTCATTGCTAATGAACTAGTTGGTGTACAACCAATGACAGGACCAGTCGGTCAAATCCACACTCTACGTGTACGCTATGCGTCCACTGATAGTGGTGCTGGTGTGACAGCTGGCGAAGAGGCGTTAAGCCCATTCAAGATCGCGGCTGCCTATTCAGGCAACTCAGCAGATCCAGCTAAAGCAGGCTCAACAGCTTCTTTAGAAGGTGAAGCAGGTAACAAACTAAGCATCCAGATCTTGAAGCAGACAGTCGAAGCAAAAACCAGAAAGCTATCAGCTCGCTGGACTTTTGAAGCGGCTCAAGATGCTCAAGCTCAACAGGGCATTGACATCGAAGCTGAGATCATGGCAGCTCTTGCACAAGAGATTACTGCTGAGATCGATCAGGAAGTGATCAACAGCCTACGTGATCTAGCTGGAACTGGTTCAGAAACTTATGACCAGTCAGCGGTTTCAGGTACTGCTACTTTTGTTGGTGACGAACATGCTGCACTAGCTGTTCTAATCAACAGACAAGCAAACTTGATCGCACAGCGTACACGTCGTGGCGCAGGTAACTACGCTGTAGTTTCACCATTCGCGCTAACAATTCTTCAAAGTGCTACAACTTCTGCGTTCGCAAGAACAACTGAAGGTACTTTCGAAGCTCCAACTAACACTAAGATGGTTGGTACTTTGAATAACGCTATGAAGGTGTATGTTGATTCTTACGCTGCAAATAACGCACCTGTACTTGTTGGTTACAAAGGTTCAAGTGAGTCAGACGCACCTGCGTTCTACTGCCCATACATTCCATTGATGAGCAGTGGCGTTGTGCTTGATCCAGCAACTTTCGAGCCAGTAGTTAGCTTCATGACCAGATATGGTTATGTTGAACTAACAAACACAGCATCATCTCTTGGTAATGCTGCAGACTACTTGGCACGTGTTGAGATCACAGACTCTAGCGTATCATTCAAGTAATTTAATTACTTTGAAACTAAAAAGGGCCTCTTATGGGGCCCTTTTTTTATGACTGCGTAAATACATTGAGATGGAATGTAAGAGCGCAGAAGATTTTGACTTAGTCAGACAAGAAGTACGCAAGTGGCGTAAGCGACATCCTATGTTCAAACATGATATTGAACGGATCTCTGCCATTATAGAAAATCACATATCAGAACATAGTAAGATACTTGTTGATTATAGAAGAACAAGAAACCAAAGATATCTTGAAAAAGCAAATAACGAAATACAAGAAATAAACAGAATCATGTCGACTGTTGGAAAGGTGGAACTTATGGCAATTTTATCGCAAGGATAAATACATTAGTCATAGAGCGTGCCTCTACGATGAGGACTTATGCGGTTACCCGCCGCGTATTACTTAGAACGTAACTATAGGAGAAAACAATGGGACGTCCAGTAAATAAAAGAAACTTTGGTGCCACAGGCGCCACACCATCAACTATCCCTGTCAGATTTTGGGATGGCGATTCATCTGAAGAAGGCTATGTAGTAGCACAAAAAGGTACAAACAAGTTTAAAGTAACAGATGGTGTAACTACTATCACAGGTAGACTTGTAAACGAAATTGCTCCAAACGGCGCAGGCGAAATTTCAATCGTTGGTATTGCTCCAGGAAGCACACCCGTTATTCTTAAGAAAATTTTCAACAGAACAGCGGTTGATTGGAACAACAATCGTTATACTTGGGAAGCACAAGATGACTCCTCACAGTCATTATTGATCCTAACACCTGTGAGCTAATCTAAGGAAATTTGAATGGCTGAAATACTTCAAACCAGTAACGACTACAAAATTAAAACTAGACGCGGCGGCGAAATCACACTCGATGTCGGCACAGCATCTAGCGGCGGTACTGTAAAAGTTACAGGTAATCTGTTAGTTGAAGGCGATACAACAACAGTTGAAAGCCAACAAATGACCATTGAAGATAATGTTATTACTCTTAACAAGGGTGAGGCTGGAAACGGTGTCACCCTTGGAGTAAGTGGCATTGAAATTGATAGAGGATTTTCTGCTCCGAGTGTCGCTAATCCATATGCTGTTTTTAGATTTAACGAAACAGATAATAGTTGGGAAATTATTGAAAGAAACGTAAGCACAGTTAGTTTCAATAATAGCGCAATTAAAGTTAAAAAAATTGCTACTGATAGTTTTACAGACGGCGGCGACCTAACACTAATTGGATCAGGAACTGGAGTTGTTAAAGTAGATGGAACAACTGACTATCATTTAAATGTTAGCGGTGACGATGATATTCCAAATAAAAAATATGTCGATACTGCTATTAATGTTAGAGAACCATTAAACAGAATCCAGCGTGATGATACTTACGTAATTGTACAAGATACTAGTGGCGGCGCCGCTGGTAATGTTATCATGGCTGTCGGCCAAATTGATATTAATTCTAAAGGAACCGGTTATGCTATTGGTGATGAGTTAATTATTAATGAAGGCACAAGAATTAGAGATGCTAGACTTACAGTTGATACGATTGACGGAGTAGGCGGCATTTTAACATTTACTGTTGCTGATAGTGGATTATTTACAGCACTACCAACATCTAGATTAAATGTTCAAACCATTACAAACGGTGGTGGCAATGGCGCAACTTTTGATATGTTCTACAACGTCACTGACGTCGAGCTAACAAACTCAGGTAATGACTATCAAAGTGTTACAGTAGCATTTATTGATAACGGTGGCCAAGTAAGATTAGCTACTGCTACAGCAACTATTGATTTAGATCCTAACAGTCCTACTTTTAGACAAATTAATAATGTAACAGTTACAGACGGCGGCAATTACACTGATATTCCATCTGTTGAATTTTCAGCAGGTATAAACTCTTCGTTGCCTGAATCTCAAGCACAAGTAGTTGTTGACGGAAATATTGTTGCTACATTTTATTCAAATAGATCACAACTAGGTGACCTTGAAGTTTTAGGAAATACAATTTCCAACAACAATACAAACGAAAATATTGTTTTAAGAACACAAGGCACAGCGGCTGTTGAAATTCCAAGAGCTTTACAATTTAATTACACAGGTGAAGTTGTTCCTCACATTGTAGGTGCTACATTAGTTTATGGTGATTTAAACGAGACAGTATCAGCAGACCCGTCGACAGGCGGTACAGGATTATATTTTAGTAATTCAAAGCAATCTCTGTCTTGGCAAGAATGGGCTACAAATAATTCAGATACAAATATCAATGGCGGAAATCTAACTGCGTATCCACCAAAAAATGAATTGATAAGTAAACAACGAGCACTAGCATTTAGTATGCTATTTTAGGATGATAAAATGATAGAGAACAAACAACTTACACAAGCTATAGAACCAATTTTTACAGCACCTGGTACGCCCGGAGATGTAAATTCTCAAAGTGCTATTACTACTATGATCTTTTGTAATATTATTGATACAGACGATTCGACTATAGCACCAAGCACAGGCGCAATGGGCGGCGACACAAATATTGATGTTTATCTTGTTAAGTCGGGAGCAACTGCTGACCCAACAGTAAACGCAATTATGAAAAATTTAAAACTTCCAGCAGGCGAAACATTGTTTTTTGATACAGAACGAATTGTACTAGGCGCTGGAGATAGTATTCAAGCAAGGGCAACAGAAAGCGGAAAAGTAGTCGCAACAGTTAGTATATTACCGGTATAAAGAATGAAATATTTAAAAACACAGAACTTATCAAAATTTAGTGCTCAAGATAATACTTTTAAAGTAGAACATCCTACTGGTCAAGTTACTGTGAATTCTAAGGATAGTATGCTACTACCCAAAGGCGAGATAGCAACTAGAACTTATTTTCCTTTTGAAGGAATGATTCGTTATACAACTGACAATACTAATCAACATGAAAATCCAGAACTATCTCAACATTATCCTAATGACGCAGTTGGGTTAGAAGTTTATCACGAAGGTACATGGTATCCTCTAAAAACTACAAGACCTACTAAAATTATCAAGCAAAACTTAGGCGTTGGCAACTACGATGTAGTTTCACAGCCAGTTGAAGAATTAAGTCAATACTTTCCAACATATGATGCTAATAGAAATTACACAGGACTAACTTATGTTCCTGGTTTATCACACGGCTTAGATCCACAAGACTATATTGACAATATGATTGTTGTAGTTGAAAACGTTATTCAGATTAGCGGAACAAACTACGAATTATATCAATCTCAAGGAGAGATTGTAGGTTTTACTATTACTAGCGCAGGATCTAGTGATCATACAACAATGAGCATTGGTGTTAGTACTAGCGATTCAACAGGAAGCGGTGGCACATTTACTGCTAATTTAGACGGTAGCCCAGGCACCTTAGACAGCGTTACTGTTGTTGACGGTGGTGTAGGATTTAATGATGCGTCATTAATTACTGTAACAGCAACAGGTGATGGAACATCTAATCCAACACTAGAAGCATACGTTCTTCAACCAGGATGGCATTTAAAACTTCTCTCAGCCGTCCCTGATACTAAACCAGTTACAATTTACCTCGGTTATTAATCTACCTGCTCCTACAATAAATACAGCATAAGGAGCAATTCATGTCTAACACTCTAGGTCGTATTTCCGGTCAAATGCTTAAAGCAAACCTTGAAAGGTTTGGTGTTGATCTTGCCTTTGAAAATGACCTATTATATCTAGATGTAAACACTGGAAAAGTAGGCATGAAAACGTCTACTGTACCTAGAGACTTAACTTTAGACGGAGATATGGCTACAACAAACTTAATTGTTGATGCCGGATTATTTCAAGTCGGTGATGTTATTATTGATGGTAGTACTGGCAACATTTCTACGGTAGGAAATGTACCGATTACATTTGACCCTGCTACTGATCAAATATCACTGAGCATATTAAAAACCCCAAATATTGTTATTGATAATAGCACTATACAAACTACGGAATCGAATTCAAATTTAGAATTAAGAATTTCAGGAAACGGTCGTGTAGAATTTGGTTCAGACGATTCTGCTTTTACTGATACTTTAGTTCAAGGTAATCTACACACAGTTGGTGATGTAACACTAGACGGAACAATTAGCTTTGGCGATAGTAGTTTAGAAGACGCAGTATCTGTTAATGGTGAAATTGGATCAGATATACGTCCTACAGTTAATAGTCTCTATGATTTAGGATCTCCTACTAAAAAATGGCTAAATGTTCATTCTCAGTTAATTCGAGGCGATTTCTTAACCACAACAAATTTTAGTGTTCCTGGCATTTCTACAATTAGTGCTAGACCTGGAAATACATATTATGTAAGTTCAGCAGAAGGCAAAGACACAAATGTCGGTAATCATCAAATGGGTCCTTTTAGGACTGTAAAACATGCTTTGAGTCAAGCAACTGCTGGAGATATGGTGTATATCTACGCAGGGGATTATGAAGAATATTTTCCCTTAACTGTTCCTAAAGGTGTAACTGTACAAGGCGAAGGAATTCGCTCAACAAAAATCTATCCCCATACTAGTAATAATGATAAAGATGCTTTTTTGCTAAACGGCGAAACTACTGTTGAAAATTTGACAGTGGCAGACTTTTATTATAATAGTACAAATGATACTGGATATGCGTTTAGATTTGTTAATAATTTCCAAGTTGACTCTCGAAGCCCTTACATAAGAAATATTTCAGTTATTACAAGATCAGACAGTAGTTTAGAAAGTGCTGGCCGCGGCGCATTAGTTGACGGTAGTGTAGCAACACAATACAGTAAAGAAGCCAGTATGTTATTTCACAGCGTGACATTTATCACACCAGGAAGTACAGCACTGTTTATGAAAAACGGTGTAAGGGTTGAATGGCTCAATTCATTTACATATTTTGCTAATAGAGGGTTATATGCTGTTAATGGAGCATTTGGCAGATTAACACCGGACGGTAGCACTATTAAGTATGGTGCTGAGTTGCGCTCAATCGGATCAGCAAATGTGTATGGAAATATCGGTGCTGAAGCAGATGGTAATCAATGTTTAATGTATTTGATTAATCATAACTTTGCTTATATTGGTGCCGGCACAGATGTAGAAAATGACCCCACATTGGTTGATCAACCTAAAGAAACTATTGAAGTTTCTGGAGGCAAAATTTATTATCAATCATCAGATCAAGGTGGCGATTTTAGAGTAGGCGAAGCATTTGTTGTTGAACAGCAAACTGGTTTTATTACAGCAAATGGTATTGGAGGAGGAGCGCAAGGTGCTTCGAGTATTAGTTTTAGCGACGGCGTTAATAATACTGAAATTGATGCTTCTAGTGTTGACACTGGAAATGTACAGTTAACACAGAATAATATTAACACAGTTGGCGGTGATTTAAATGTTACTCCTGCGAGCGGACAAACAACACTAGACAGTAATGTTACTGTACAAGATACGTTAACAGTTGACGGTGATATGGTTGTTACTGGAGCGATTAGCTTTGGAGATAGTACACAACAAGGTGCTTCTACTACTTTTAGTTTTAACGCACCTGTAAGTATTAACTTAGAACCAACATTTACAAAATCTTACGATATCGGTTCTGACACCTTTAGTTGGAAGAATGTGTATTCTGTAAGGTACACTAGTAACGATATTAATATATTTCAAAATAAAATTTACACTACAGTATCTAGCAGTAGTCTTGAATTAGATGCTGCCGGCACAGGTAGAGTTGTTTTTAATTCTCCGTTAATTATTAACAACAATTTTACAGTTAGCGACACATCATTACAAAATGTTGGTATTACAGGAAGTTTGTTACACACAGGCGACCTAACTCAAACAGGAAATAAAGTTGTAACTGGAGATTATACACTAAGCGGTGCTTTATCATTAAATGATATTGATGTGCCGTTTGATGGTATTAGCATAAACGGAAATAGAATTGAAACAACAGAGTCTAATAGTAATTTAGAACTACACACAAGCGGAAACGCTAGTGTTATAGTACCCAATAATAATCTTAGAATTATTGGTGACACAACAGTTCAAGATGTGTTTATTTCAAACACAGCAACCATTACTGGTACACTTTCAAGTGACGAGTTCTTAACTGATAGTTTACAAATATTTCAAAATAACATAACCGGTATTACTAATGCTGATATAGAATTAAGAACTATAGCAACAGGCATAGTCCCATCATCTATAACTTCTACAGCAACTATATCAAGATTTGAATTCCAACCTGGCAGTGATTATAATCAAAGTGTTTCAGTGTTGTACATAGATACAACTGATTGGGATATTAGCGGTCAGACATTCCCACAATATTTAAAAGGTACAAATACAGTTAACGGAGAGTACTTTTTAATTGAAATTGATAATCCAACACCTAGCGTTGGAGATCAGTACATTTATGATGTAACACAGCATGTTTCTTCATCGGCTTCAACTATTACTATTAATCAAAGCGATTTATTTAATTTAGAACTTGGTACTGTTTTAGGTGATATTGGAGGACCAACTAGCCCTATTATTCTAGATGAAAATGTTGATGTAACACAAGACTTGACAGCAAATACTGGAGCAAGTATAACATTTTCAAATACAGATGTCAATGGAAATGTTACATTAACTGGTCCAGCAAATCTTATTGGAAATACACAATTAACTGGTGAATTAGTTACATCAGGAGACATTACTGCTGACTCACTGTTCCTTGATAATATTAGTATCGACAACAATGTTATTACAACAACAGAATCAAATAGTGATTTGGAATTACGAGCCAACGGTACTGGAAAAATTGTTACTAATAATCCGGTTACTGTCGAAAATACAATAGAAATTAAAGGTGCGCTAAACTTTAATTCTTTAACAGCGCAAAACAGTGTTAGTGCTGGACAATTCTATACTGATCAAATATTAATACAAGAAAACTTTTTTACTACCACAAGCAGTAACGGACCCTTAGAACTACGTGCTAGTAGCACAGGCAAAATATTAATACCAAATAATAATGTACAAATAGATAACAATTTAACTGTAAGTGGAGATACAACTCTACAAAATCTTAGCGATAGACAAGAAAGCAGTGCTTCTCTTGATTTTACTGTAGACAATCCAAATCCTGTTGGAACTTTTAGAACTGATAGTTTTTCAGAAAATGTTAAAGCAGACGGAAACTATGCTATAGCAAGTGCTCGTGAAGAAGACACGGGTACTAATTCTGGTAAAGCCTATATTATTGATACTACAACAGGCAATATAACACAAACACTAGATAATCCTAACGCTTACGGTACATCTAATGCTGACAACTTTGGAATAGGGGGTGTTGACATAAGCGGAAATTATGCTATTGTTGGTGCTCCTCTAGAAGATTCAGCAGGAGGATTAGATTCAGGAAAAGCATATATATTTGATGTTGCTACTGGAAATTTAGTTTTTACTATAGACAATCCAAACGCTAATCAAAGTGAAAATACTGATTATTTTGGTACTAGTGTTGCTATAGATGGAAACTATGCTATTGTAGGTGCTCCGTATGAAGATATAACACCAACTTTCGACTTTGCTAATAGAGACAACGGTGCTGTGTATATTTTTACAACAGCAACAGGAGATTGGACAGATACTACATTAGTTCATACTATTTTTGCTGATGGAAACTCGGCCTTTGTAGAATTTGGACGAGCAGTTGATATTAGCGGAACTACTGCTGTTGTTGGAGCTCCGCTTACTTCAGCACCTAACTATGCTTGCGGCGCAATATCTATAATAGATGTTACTACAGGAAATATTACTCATACTATTAATGACCCGGATGGCACATCGAATAATAGATTTGGTTCAAATGTTGCTGTACACGGTAATTATGTAGTAGCATGTCCAACATTATGGCCATACTATGGATATGATGATATAAATGGTGACATTATTGGTAGAGTTTATATATTTGACGCAACTACTGGATCATTACTTGATACATTAGACAAGCCAAATTATAATCCAGCAGATAATAACAATGTTTTCTTTGGAAACTCAGTTGATTTAAACGATAAATTTTTAGTAGTTGGCATGCCAGGACAAGAAGGCGGAACTAATGAATCTGCTGTATTTGTTTATGATGTAAACACTAGAGAATTACTATATACATTTAATAATCCTAATCCAGTATTCCCAGCAAACAATCGAAACGATGCGTTTGGTCTTTCTGTTAGTGTTTCCGGAAACACGATTATTGCAGGCTCGTTAGAAGACGAAGGCGACATTAACAGCGTTTTTGCTGACGTCGATGGTACCCAATTTCTTTCTGGCAAGGCATACATCTATTCTATAACTGATGAAATTTTACCGGTTGTTGTTCCGGTTGATCTAAATATTACAGGTGTGTTAAGTCATACTGGTAATAGAACACAAGTAGGAAATTTAGTACAAACTGGAAACTATAACCTGTTCGGTAACACCGAACTTGACGGATACTTACAACTTGCTGATATTAGATTTGAAACAAACTATGTTTCGTCTACACTATCTAACAGTGACTTAGAACTACGTGCTAGTGGTACCGGTAAAGTTACTGTTAGTAATACTAATGTATCTATAAATGAAAATTTAGTAGTGGTTGGAGATATTTTTACAACTAATGCTAATATTACAAATACATTATCATTTGATAGACTAGAACAAAATGAAATTATTCTAGACAACAATTACATAACCACATCTACATCAAATACTGATTTAGAACTTAGAGCAAGTGGTACTGGAAGTGTGTTAATTGATGACAACTTACTTGTTGAAAACAATGTTAATTCAAATAATTTAATAGTTCCACAAACAGTAGTAACAAGTACAACACAAATTAATGGAAACGTCTTACAAAATGGTAATACAGTAAGAAACGGAATAACCACATTAAACAGCGGCATAATTGTTAATGATTCTCTACAATTTGAAAACATAAAAATTGATGATAATTTAATCACTACAACTGAATCTAATAGCGATTTAGAATTACGTGCCTCAGGCACAGGCCAAGTTTTATTTGATACAGATGTTACAGTAAACAGAAATATTGAAGTACTAGGTGATGTTAATCTAACTGGAGACTTTACTGTTTCTAGGATTAATTTTAATAGTATTACCGATGGAAACATTTTAATTGATGACAATTTTATTACCACAACACTTTCAAACAGCGACTTAGAATTAAGAGCAAATGGTACTGGGATTTTATTGTTAGACAGCAACGATTTAGAAGCAGGACAAGATTTATCAGTACTAGGAAATACTGATATAAAAGATACTAATATTAATGGTACAGTTCTTCATAATGGCAATGCTGTACATACTGGTAACTTTACCAATAACGGCAAAGTTAACATCGGAAAGAACTTTGTTACTAATTCAACAGTTTCTTTTTCAAACATTCAATTGTTTAATAATGTTATTAGAACTTCAGAGTCAAATGGAGATTTTGAACTTAGAGCAGACGGACTAGGAAAAATTGTAACTGAATCTGAAACACGATTTGATTTTGATTTAGATGTTTCAGGAAATACAATATTAAACGACGCAACAGCAACTTCTATTACTGCTGATGTGTTACAAACTACTGACGATATAAGAATATCTAACAGTACCATAGAAACAACAGTAAGCAATAGTAATTTAGAGTTTAGATCGAGTGTTGATGTAAGAATAGATGATTTGATTTTTGAAGATAACAAAATCAAATCATTAAACACTGATCAAAATATTGTTCTTTCTCCGGCTGGTAACTTAGATCTAACAAACACTAATATTATTGTTCCAAGAGGTCCTAGTAATACATCACCATCTCAACCAGGTGAACTTAGATATAATACCACAGAAGGAAAATTTGCTGGTTATGTTTCTGGTACACAGTTATTTGGCGGAGTATTTTCTAGTGATTTAGAAACTAGTGTTACAGCATCAAACAGTAGATTTTTTAAAGACAATGGCACAATAAATTTTGTAGTTAACAATGTAGACATTGGCCATATTGATAGCAATGGTATCAATATTCATGGTCTAAAAATTGATCAAGTTACTATCAATGGTAATACTGTTAGTTCAATAGCGAATAATGATATTAACATTACTCCTAATGGAACAGGTACTACTGTACTTGATGATACAACAATTTCAACCAATGCGTTTACAAATCAAAATGCTACAGATCCAATGACACTCGCTACAACACAAAACGGTTATGTAAAATTTAATTCAACAACTGGTGTTGTTATGCCAACAGGAGATATTAGTCAACGTCCTCTTAATCCTGAAGTTGGTGAAATTAGATACAATAACCAACAAGGAACGCCAGAAGTTTGGAACGGCACTACATGGGCTACTTGGGCCGGAAACAGTGTCACAGCAACAGAAGCAGAAATTGACGAAATATCGAATATATTTGCTATCCTACTAGGCTAAATTTCCAAAACGTATAAATACTATTGATTACAAGATACGACCATTTTCTTGTATGACTAAACTGTGGTAAACCCGCAATGTAAGGTGGTTATCCGTGAAAGACGGAAGTTAGGAGAGCGAATTGAGCCAATTAGGTCGAATTTCGGGTCCGCTCTTGAAGGCGAATCTTCTTCGTAACGGAGTTGATCTAGCCTTTGAGAATGACCTTTTATATCTAGATGTTACAAATGGAAGAATTGGTATCAACACCAGTACGCCAACACACGACCTACAAGTTGTTGGTACTACACGCACTACTAACTTAGAAGTTACAAATTCAGTTTCACTAGCAGATTTTAATATTACAGGAAGCACAGTCACAAATTCAACAGGTGATATTGCTTTCAATTCCCCAGTCATTATCAATAACGGCTTGTCTTTTGACAGTATGCGTATTTCTGATAACTTTATTGAAACAACAGATTCAAACGCAAACTTAGAACTACGCACAAGCGGCACAGGTATAGTTGATATACAGTCTGATTTATTAGTAGGCGGCAACTTACACGTTAATGGAAATATTACAGCAGACGGTACAATTTCGTTAGGTGATAGTTCTACAGATGTTATTAATTTTAATGCTGAAATTGCTAGTGATTTAATACCTGATCAAAATGAAGTATATCAAATTGGTTCTGATCCATCTGACTCAACCGGAAAACGTTGGGGAGATCTTTGGGCATCTAATTTGTATGCTGACTCTGTATTTTCAGCGAACATTATTATTGATGGTATTAACTTAGCAACAAGACCTGGTAATACCATTTATGTAGGAACAACAGGCGACGATACAAACAACTCAGGAACCCACCAAAACGATCCTGTGCTTACTGTACAAAAAGCAGTTAGTCTTGCTTCAGCAGGAGATACTATTTGGATTTACCCAGGCACATACGAAGAAACATTTCCTATTGTTATCCCACAAGGGGTGATTATTAGAGGTACTGGTATTAGAGCAGTATCTATTAAACCAACTGCGGCAACAAGAAACAAAAACGCATTTGAAATGAATGGCGAAACAACTGTTGAAGATTTAGCAGTTGTTGATTTTGAATACGACAGCGTAAACGACACAGGATATGCGTTTGCTTTTGCTAATAATATAACAGTTACAAGTCGCTCGCCATATGTTAGAAACATATCAGTACTAACAAAAGGTAGCACAGTAAGATTAGGAACTAATCCTCCGGAAGATCCTTTAGGATTTGACGCAGGTGATGCTGGCCGCGGTGCTAAAATTAATGGTAGTGTTGCTAATGCTTCAAGTAATGAAGCAAGTATGCTCTTCCATTCAGTTACATTTATTACTCCTGGTGTTGACAGCATTGTTGCTCTTAACGGAACAAGAGTAGAATGGCTCAACAGTTTTGTTTATTACGCAAACAGAGGTATGTACCTACAAAGTGGTACTGCTGGTTTTGCTGGTGACGGTAAAACAAGAGTTAAGATTTCAAATACAACTGGTACTTTTGCTGTAAATGACACACTAACATATTATGATACTGACGGAACAACAGTTTTAGCAAGCGGTACTATTGAAAGTATTAGTGGCGACTTTTATAACATCGACGGAAAAGTTATAGGGTTTGAAACCCTTGAAGATAGAGCAGGCAAAGTTGGCACAGCATACGGTAATGCTCAAATTGATATAGATCAAGCAAAGTTTGGTGTTTCAAGTTTACTACTCGATGGTATCGGTGACTATTTAGGATATTCAACCCAACCAGATTTTGGATTTGGAACAAACGATTTTACAGTCGAAGGATGGTTCAGACTGTCTGCCACTGGCATTGAACAAACATTATTTGATTTTAGAAACGGATCTGACGCTGATTTAGCACCACTTGTTAGAATTAATACTTCTAATCAAGTAGAATTTGCTCCAGCAGAGGATTCAACGCAGATAACAGGAACAACAAGTTTAACATCAGGAACTTGGTATCATATTGCTGTTTCAAAATCTTCAGGCTCAACAAAACTATTTGTAAACGGAACAAATGAAGGTGTGGTATATGCCGATTCAAACGATTACGGTACAAGCAAACCATTAACAATTGGCGCAACACACAACGCAGTTAACTTCTTTAATGGACATATAGATGACATACGAGTTTCAAACGTTGCTCGCTATACCTCAACGTTTGCTGTACCAAGTTCAGCTTTTACTAGTGACTCAAATACTTTACTACTTTTACATTTTAACGGAACCGATGGATCTACAGTAATTGTTGACGACGGTATTACTACGCAAGACATTAGAACAACCAGTGGCGGAACTGCTAGTAAGATCGATTTTGCTAACTATTCAGACTTTGGTGTTGAAGTAAGAAGCATTGGATCAGCAAACGTATACGGCAACTATGGTATATATGGCGACGGTGACGGTGTTATTGCTTACCTTATTGGACATAATCTAGCATACATTGGCGCAGGAAAGTCTAGCGAAAACGACAACACACAAGTAATACAGACAAACGAAGTTACAGAACTTAACAGAGCAAAAATTCTTTACAATACAGTTGACCAAGATGGTGATTTCCGTGTTGGCGAAAACTTTTATGTTAATCAAAGAACAGGCGAAGTTAGTTTTTCAAACAGCGAGCTTGCTGTAACAGGTAATTTGACATTTACGTCTGGTGGTGATACTACCTACATTGATGCTACTAGAATAGATACTGGCAATTTAAGGCTAAGTGGTAATACTGTTTCTAGTACAAGCGGAGATATCAACGTTGATCCGTTTACTAATCAACTAAATCTAAACAGTGACGTTACAGTAACTGGTGATTTAAACATTAATAGCGATGCTACTATTGGCGGTAACTTGATTCTAATTGGAGATATTGTCCTTAGTGCTAAAATTGATTCGGATATTATTCCAAATGCTGATGACACATACAATATTGGTGCTCCGACATATCAATGGAAAGATGTTTATGCTTCAAGATTTATAACTGAAAACATTGAGATAGACAATAACAAAATTAGAACTCTTGATTCTAATAGCGATCTCGAGCTTGAGGCCGCAGGCAATGGTAATATTGTTATTGAAAACAATGACGTTGTAACACAAAACATCGAAGTTCAAGGTACAACTACCTTAGCAAATACAACAATCAACGGCGCATTAACACAAACCGGTGACCAGACAATTACAGGAAGTGTTGTACAAACTGGCGATCTACAAGTTGATGGCCAATTCAGTGCCGGCGATTTAAGTTTAGATGCTATCGACATTATTGGCAATAAGATTACTTCAACCGAAAGCAACGCACCTTTAGAACTTGCGGCTAGCGGAACAGGATCAGTTGATATTTTAACTGATTTAAATGTTTCACAAGACATTACGGCTTTAAATTTAGTAGCAGGACAGAATTTTACTGTTGAACAAACTACTACATCCGGTGTATTTGAAACAACAAGTTTAAGCATTAGTGGTAATGTTATTAACAACACAGTTAGTAACGATTCATTAATATTAAGAACCAGCGGAACTGGTAATATTGTATTAGATACAACAAATGTTGATGTAACAAACAATTTAAATGTACAAGGTACAACAATATTATCAACTACAGACATTACAGGCACACTAAATGTAACAGGCGATGTTACACATACAGGTGATTTAAATCAAACTGGATCATTAAATATTTCTGAAAATATTGATCTTGGTGGATACTTACAACTCGATAATATTAGAGTTGACACAAATTACATTGCTACAACTGAATCTAACAGCGATTTAGAACTAAGAGCCGCAGGCACAGGTAAGGTATTATTTCCAACTAGCAGTGTAGAAATCAATAATGACCTAGATGTTAAAGGTAGTATTGTAACAAGCAATTTAAGTGTTACTGGTTCTATCACCGCTCCATCATTTGATAGTGGCGACATCATCATTGAAAATAATGTTGTTACTACAACAACATCAAATAGCGATTTAGAATTACGTGCTAGTGGAACTGGTGAAATACTTGTACCAGAAAATAATGTACAAATAGATAATGATTTAACTGTTAGCGGTGTTACTGATTTACAAAATACTGTAATTACAGGTACGTTAACCCAAACAGGTAACATTGCTCAAACAGGTGATACTACACAGACAGGAAATATTAATTTAACTGGTGATTTTACTTCATCTGGTTATGTTGATTTACCTGATTTGTTAATTGAAACAAACTTTATTTCAACAAAAACAAGCAATAGTGATTTAGAACTACGAGCTAATGGAACTGGAATTGTATTAGTACCTAATAATAATGTAGAGTTTGGACAAAATCTAACAGTAGTAGGTGATATCACAGCCAGTGACATCAATATTACCGGTGTATTAAGCGCACCTGTTATTTCAAACGGTAACATTGAATTAGATAATAATGTAATCACTACAACAGAATCAAATAGTGATCTTGAACTGAGAGCAAATGGTACAGGCACAGTATTAATACCAACTAATGATTTAGAAGTTGTTAATAACTTTGATGTTAACGGCACAGCAACCATTGATACTCTTGTTACACAGAATGTTAACATTACTGGTCCAGTAACTCATACTGGAAATTACATACAAAATGGAACACAAACACTTAATGGTCAATTAAATGTAAATGATATTGCTCAATTTGAAGAAATTCAAATCAATACAAACTTTATCACTACTACGTCAAGCAACGCAGACTTAGAACTACGTGCTAGTGGTACTGGACAAGTGGTTGTTCCTGGAAATGATGTCACAATTACTCAAAATTTAACAGTTGGCGGCAATATTACTGCTAATGGAATAACAGTTGACCAAGATTTAGAAGCAGATATTATCAACAACGGCGATATTGAAATCGCAGGTAATTTAATTACTACAACTTTAAGTAACAGCAACCTAGAGCTTAGGGCAAATGGTGCTGGTGTTGTGCTTGTTCCTGAAAATAATGTAGAAATTGATAATGATTTAACAGTAGATGGTATAACAACATTAAGTGACACAACTATTAACGGAACATTAGTTCATGTTGGTAACACTACTCAAACTGGAACCACAACAATTACCGGAGACTTAGATGTCAATGGCGATGTTAATATCGATGGCTTTGGCCAGTTTTCTAACATCAGAATTGAAACAAATTACATTTCAAATACAGTTACTAACCAAGATTTAATATTGTTTGCTCAGGGCACAGGCAAAGTTACTATTCCTTCAAACAATGTAGTAGTTAATAACAACCTTGAAGTCAATGGAAGTACAACTTTAAACAGTCTTACGGTCAATAATACTATTACTTCTCCGATATTCAATGTTGGTGACCTAAAAATACAAGGTAATGTAATTGAAAATGCTACAGGTTCGATAGTTCTTAGTGCTAGTGGCACAGGATCTATTGAATTAGAAAACATAATTGTAAACGAAAACACAATTTCAACAGCGACATCTAACGAAGATTTAGTACTTCAGCCAAATAGCGCAGGCTATGTTGATATTGATAGCAATACCAGTGTAGTATTACCGAGCGGAACAACACTTGAGCGTCCTTCCGGCCAAGAAGGAATGATAAGATACAACACTGACTTCAACGGATACGAAGGTTATGATGGAACAGCATGGCGTAGACTTGATGGTGTGTATGATATTGACCAAAATACTTACATTACTGCTGAACTAAATCCTGGTTCTAATGATAATGTTATTAGATTTTATGTAAACGGTGCGCTTGCGGCAACACTTGATGCCCAACAACTAACAGCAAATTTGTTAAATGTTGATGATATTGAAATTAATAACAATACTATCAGCACGTTAACCACTAATGAAGACATTGTTTTTGCTCCAAACGGTACAGGTAGTACCAATATAGGAAATTTTGCCTTCAAAAATAATACAATAACTAATACTGTAGTTGATAGTGTTACAGTTTTCAATCAAACTGGAGCAAACGGCTACTTTAAGATTGATGGAACTAATGGATTTGTTATTCCTATTGGGCAAGATAGCGAACGAGGAGCACTTGCTGAACAAGGAATGATTAGATTTAACACAACTGACAATCGTGTTGAAATTTATAATGGTACAAATTGGATTTCAGTTGCTGGCGCAGGCGGCGGAGTAACTATTACAGAGGCAGAAGATCTGTCAATTAGAAACGCTTTAATATTTGGATAAAGACAATGGCAACATTTTTTAGAAATAAAGTAATTAATGAATTAGGTACAACGCCAACTACTATCGCAGATAGTACACAAACTAGTAGGATTACAATTATCGGTCTTAGTATTTGTAATTTAAAAGATCATGTAATCAAAGCTAGTGTTCAACTATCGGACAATTCAAGTTCTCAAGGATATTATATTAAAGATGTAATTATTCCACCAGGACAAAGTTTACGGGTAGTTAATGGCGGTGAAAAATTAGTAATGGCAGAAAGTAATATTTTAACTGCTTTTTGTGATACAGAAGGCGGAGCAGATGTTATATCTAGTTACGTCGAAATTGTTTAAGGAGAAATAAATGTCTGGAAATTCATATGTAGGTTCTTTTAGTCCAACTGATATACTTGGAGGAGGTGTTCCAAGATATTTTTATGGATTGCGAAGAGACGAAGACGGAGATTTATTTCTAGTTAGAGTTGATCAAATGTTGCCTAACGAAACTGTTACGATTAATGAATCAGGATTACCGGAAGATAACTATGAAGGATTTGAACCCGGAGTAGATTTCTATGAAGGCAGAGACGTTAACCACAATTTAACTTATGCTAACTTAAAATACGAACAGTATAGATGGGATTCACGTCCTATTTACTATTACATTGATGATGAAGGTAACTTTACAATAAGAGTCAACCAAGGATACGACTATCCAACAGGACTATAAATATACAATAATAACCAAGTGGGACGAAATTAATGGGTGAATTTACACTAAGCAGAATTAGATTTAGATGGGTAGGTGAGTGGGCTGCCGAAACNAACTATGCGAAAGATGACATAGTTGAATTCCAAGGAAAGGTTTATACCTGTCTAAAGGCGCACGACTCGTCAACATATTTTTATAATGAATTATACAATGTTGACAATACAACAATTCCGTCTACAGACGATCCTATTTGGAAATTAACAATCGATGGAAGACAATGGAAAGGTGCGTGGGCGCCGTCACAGGCATACAGTCTTGGAAATATTGTACTTTACAGAGGTATAACATATATTTGTGTTAAAGAACACCAATCAGGTATTAATCTAGAAGCAAATTTAATTGACTGGAGAGTACATACACTTTCTGATTCCTGGAGAGGACAATGGAAGTCAGCAACAGCATACAGTGAAAATGATATTGTAAGATATAACGGTATTCTTTGGAGAGCAACTACTGCTCATACATCATCTGGACCCACAGCTGGACTCGAAGCATCACTCCTTTTATGGGAAAAGGTAGCAGAAAATGACAGTTGGCAGAATCAATGGTCGCCTCAGGCAAGGTATAGATTACACGACATTGTTAGGTATGGACAAAATACTTACAGATGTATTGAAGGTCATACATCAGCAGATACTACTGACGGGTTAGAAAACGATTCCGACAAGTGGGAACTAGTAATTGAAAACTTTAACTATGTTGGAAATTGGACACCGGGTGATCCAAATGCTGATCCTCCAGTTCCGGGTGTTAGGTATAAAGCAAATGATCTTGTAAAGTATGGAGCAAACCTTTGGGTTTGTATTTTAGGACACGAGTCTATTGATGTGTTCGACACTGACGAGTGGCAACTTTGGTTGCCTGGATTGGAATTTGAACAAGAAGATTGGGATCCGTCAACTATCTATCAAAGAAATGATGTTGTAAGATATGGCGGTTATATCTATCGAGCTACTAGAAACAACTCGGGCGAAGTTCCAAGCATTCAAAGCCAAGACAGTACAGTAGGTGCTTGGTTGTTAATGAATGAAGGTTTTAGAGTTGTCGCAGGTGGCGAATGGTCTGATACAGGAGATTATCTTGTAGGGGATGTTGTTCGTAGACAAGGACAGGTTTACGTTGCTATATCCGATAATGCTACAGATCCAAACGAAGAACCAGCTGATTGGGAACTAGTAATCCCTGGAGAAAAGTATCAAGGCGAATGGTTAGACTCTATTGATTATGCTATTGGAGACATAGTAATCTTTGATGGCGTAACATATAGAGCTATTCGACATCATCTAAGTGATATTGATACAAGACCCGATAATGATTATGATAGATTATTTTGGGCTATACAAATTATCGGTGATGAAGGTAACAAATTAAGATATAAAGGTGATATCAAAACATTTGGATTAACCGAAGACGGATCGTCTTTTGGAGCAAAACGTGTTGGTATTGGAGAACAAGGTCAACTGCTTTCAGTTAACGCTAACGATGAACCTAACTGGACAACGTTTGGCGAAGGTCAGAAAATTTATTATGTTAGTGAAGAAGGTGTTGATGCTCCAGACAGAGGAGATACTTTAGAAACACCTTTTAGAACTGTGAGATATTGTGCTGACTTTATTCAAACTGATTTAGCAAACAGAGCTCCTGCTACTATCTTAATTAAAGCAGGCGTTTATAAAGAAAAATTACCAATTAAAGTTCCAAGAGATGTTGCAGTTGTTGGTGAAGAACTGCGTAGCACTATTATTGAACCTTTGGTAGATCCAGATAATACAAAAACTAATCCTACTTACAATCCAAATCTTCCAGAAGATCCTATTACAAATCCAAAAATTGTAGCCGATCCTCTAGATTATAGAGCAACTGATATGTTCTGGGTGAACAATGGTAGTGGTATTAGAAACATGACACTGCGTGGTAAAGTTGGAACACTTGGCGATCTCAACGAATACTTAACAAGACGCCCAACAGGTGGTTCGTATGTTTCACTTGATCCAGGCAATGGTCCTACAGATCAAAGTGTATGGATCATTTCTAAATCATGTTACGTACAGAATGTAACTACATTTGGGTTTGGTTGTACAGGGTTAAAAATTGATGGTGCGTTACACAATGGTGGAAATAAATCAATTGTAGCAAACGACTTTACACAGATTTGTTCAGACGGTATCGGTGTGTGGTGTACTAACAAGGGACTGACAGAACTTGTATCTGTATTCTCATATTATGCCCATATTGGTTATTTGTCAGAGAACGGTGGCAAAATTCGTGCTACAAACGGTAACTCATCATATGGTGACTATGGATGTGTTGCTGAAGGAGTTGACGTAGATGAAAGTCCAATTTCAGGAAGCATTGATAATAGAAACCAAGAAGCTATTGTAGCCAGTGCGTTTGTTGGTGAGCAAGGAAATGAAATCTTAAGAATTGAATACGATCATGCTGGTGAGAATTATACCAGTGCGAACTATAATATCGTAGGTTCGGGATCAGGTGCTTCGGTTATTGGAGACGAAATTAGAGATGGAGGTATGTTTAATGTTAGACTACAAAATCCTGATGACTCTACAGGAACACTCGGAGGACAGGGTTTAATTAACGTTGGTAACAACGCTCAAAGCGGCGATCAAGTTACAATTCAAATTGCCTCAAACGATGAAAAAACACTTGCTGACTATGAGGGGTGTAGAATCATTATCACTTCAGGTACAGGAGTTGGACAATACGGATATATCACAGGATATACTCTAGCAAGCAAAATACTTCAAATCAATAACGAGAGAACAGGCGAAATTGGTTGGGGACATATTAATGAAGGATTTCCAATTGAATCGGCACTAACGCCAAGCACCGTATATAGAATTGAACCTAGAGTCACATTTAGTCCTCCTCCAACCGCAGTTGATGATACTGAAACAATGGGTGTAAATCCTGCGATATATGTTGATGCTGCATCAGGTAATGGACTAGCAGTAGTTGTAGACGATCAAAGAACGTTACAAGTTTATGACGGCACATCATGGTCATCGGCTAGTATGTCAGGAACACAGACTCCATCAAGAATTGAGTTTGGTGCTCAAGCGTTTGTAGTTGTTGGTAGTGCTGACGAAGTTCATGTTTCTGAAGACGGAACCAACTGGTTTCAAGAAACATTACCAGTATCTCAATCATACACAGGTTTAGCATACGGT